AAACAATATTTACTAACTGACCCTATATGGGATGAAAGGTGGACAAGATGTTAATGGAATCACTAATATGCCTAGCACTTAACGTGTATCACGAGGCTAAGAATCAAAGTTTTGTAGGACAAGTTGCAGTTGCACAAGTTGTTATGAATAGAGTAGAAGATGAACGATACCCTAACAACGTGTGTGATGTAGTCAAACAAGGCTTAACATACAAATGGAAACCTACACTACCCATCAAGAATAGGTGTCAATTTAGTTGGTACTGTGATGGCAAGAGTGATAAACCACGAGAACCAAAAGCATGGAGAGATGCTATGCACGTAGCAAATGGTGTGTACAATGGACACTTAGATGATCTTGTTGAAGGTGCTACACACTATCATGCCTACTATGTGAATCCTAGTTGGGCAGAAACTAAAACTTATGTAACTAGAATAGATGACCACATATTTTATAAGTGGGATACTGAAAGGAGTAAATAAAATGGGAATACAAAGAGACCAATTAGCTACTAATCTATCTAGTGCAAAACGTGGCTATGATAAGTTGTACCTAGATATAACTGTAGAAGTTATACAAAAAATGATTGCTAATGCAGTAGCAAAAGGTAATAAGAAAGTAGTTAAACAACTAGATGATGCCCTTAAATTAGTGATTACTGAGAGGGATAACTATGATAAACAATAAAAGAAAGTATCACGATTGGGTATACATGGCAGATGACTCAATGAACAAAGTATTAAAAACAGTAGTGGTGGCACTTCATGTCTATGGACTTTGGGTGTTTCTACAAGCATTATGGGAGAAGTATGCATGAAAAATATATTTATATTATTATTGTTGCTAACATTTAGTACAAAGAGTTTAGCAGGAATGTGGAATGACAAACCTGTGATGTGTGCAGAGAAACAAGAAGTTATGTACACAATACAGGAGAAGGAAGAGAGTTTAGTATTTAATGCAGTATCATTAACTAAAGTTAGAAGTAAGGAAGGGTTACAAAAAAGAATAGTAACATTACCTTTACAAATATATGTAAATCATGATACAAAAACATATACAATAGTGGAGTATCATGACGAGCATAAAGTGTATTGTATAATTAGTTATGGTACAGACTTAGCTTTACTACAAAATTTATAGGAGATAACATGAACGAAACAATACATAACACATGGCACTCTGTTATGAATCATGAACTTAATCCGTTGCGACACATACCTGACTTGAACACTAGACACATGGTCATGCAAGTATTAGCATGGATGTGGTGCATTGTATTCTCTATGTACTTTGGTAGTATGTGGGTGTTTGGTATAACTGCCATTGCTCACGTATTTTTAATAGGTGCTATTGTTTTAACTGTAGCTACGTTTGAAACTGCAAAGAGAAAGCCTACATTCTTTTTGAAGAAAGGCTATCACACACCAAGCAGAAGTAGATACATGTATTACAATGGCAAGAGAATTAAGTATGACGATAACGACAAAGGGGGAGAACATGAGTAGATATTACGTAGAGCTAAAACGAAACCTAAAACAAAAAAGTAGTATTAGTTTTTATATGATGGCATATAATAGAACTCAAGTAGTTGATATGTTTGGAGATGAATATTACGTTGTTGCAGTAGATATAACAGAATAGGAGATATACATGAATAGATTTATTATAGAAGATACACCAAGCAAGATTGCATCATCTCTATGTGACCAACATGTAGTCAAGATGCCACTAGAAGAAGCACAGATGTTGTGTACTGCACTATGGCATCATGTACCTGACTATGCAAAGGAGCATGACTTGTATAAACCTGTGCATCAGAAACATCCATGTACTCTGTGGGCAATGGAAACAAGAGCAAACTATTGGTTCGCTATGGATTTGTATGGACTAATGCTATTAGAATATACTAAACGATATGGCAAAGTGCATGGTGCTAGTAAACATAAAGAAGCTATCTATCAAGGTACTTGGATGATACCTGACCATACAGATGGTAAGATGACTGCACACCCACAATGTTTTAGTGGGCATGATGACTTGAAGACAGATGAGTTCTATCCTATAGAAGCCTATCGTAAATTTTATATTGTTGACAAGTCTAGATTTGCGAGATACAAATATACACAGAAACCAACTTGGATGAAAGGAGAAGTAGCATGACAACGATTAAACTTACAGAAGCACAAGAGGAAAGACTATTGAAGCAAGTTAATAACTTGAGAGAGATAGTTAATAATGTAAATGAGGGTATGCCTTTAGACTATCATACAATAGTTGAATTACCTAGCTTAGAATTTATATTAGCAGACATATTTAATTTAGAGTTACCTAAGTGTGAGCATAGTTATGCAGACAGGTGGAGAGATTATAGATTTATAAAGAAAGGAAAGAAAAATGTGGCATAGAGTAACAGACTTTTTTAATGTGGACTACCACAAAAAATTTGGAGAGGGTACAAAGTTTGACCTCGACTATGGCAAGTTACTAATCATAGGACTGTGTATTTACATAGCGATACAGGTATCTTAGTGAACATAAATGACCTAACAAATAAATACTATTTGTCCAACGATTTCAATAGGTTAGCTGATAAAACTAAACATGATTATCAATATTGTGTGACTGTTTTATTGGACACAAAAGTTGATGGCAAAAGTATGGCAGAAATATGTCTTACCAAAATGTCAGGTGCGATAGCACGAAGAGCATACGAAGTATGGCTTGGTCGTGGCGTGTACTTGGCGAATGCAGTTACATCAGTAGCACGTAAGATATATTCCTTTGGAATGGAGATGGGGTATGCCGAGAGCAACCCTTTCTCTACTTTCAAACGTAAATCTGCTCATTCTAGGACAACTGTATGGACAAAAGAACAGGTTAGGAAATTTCTTAACTACTGTTACGAGGATTTTAAGTACAGAAACTTGGGATTGATAGTACAAATGGCATACGAATGGTGTCAAAGGGTAGGAGATATGCGAGTTTTGCAATTCTCTAGCATAGATTTTGACAAAGGTGTGTTAAATTTGCAACAGTCAAAGAGAAGAAGTGTGGTACACCTGCCGATTTCTGTTGACTTATTGGAAATGCTTACACAACAAGCAAAAGACTACGACTTTCAGCCTTATGTTGCACCATATCCAACACCTATGAAGGGTGTTTATAGTCCATATGCCATACAAAGGCTATCAAAGGTGGCTAGAAGAGTGATAAAAGAGTCAGGATTGCCTGATGATTTACGAATATCTGACCTACGAAGGACAGGAACTACCGAAATGGTGGAAGCAGGAGTGCCTATGGGTCAGATTATGTCCGTCACAGGACACGCTAATCCACAGTCGGTCAAACCTTACATGAAAAATACGTATGCTAGTGCAGAAAATGCATTGACATTACGTGATAATTACATTAAGAGTATATAATATGAATATATATAATTATATAAGTGATTTACATTTAAGTGTAGGAGAAACAAAAAGAACTAACTGTCCTAGTTGTAATGGTTATAAAACATTTACTGTGACCAACAACATGGGTAGGCTAGTTTGGAACTGTTATAAATCTTCTTGTCCTATATCAGGAACAAAGAAGGTTAACTTATCTGTGGATGATATCAAGACTGCCAAGTCTGATGTCAAAAAAGATAGTACAGGTTTCACTTTACCTGAGTATGTAGTACATCACAATCATAGACGAGAGGTCATGGACTTTTGTGAGTTATGGAATCTAGAATATGATAAGTTGGAGTTGTACTACGACATAAAAGAAAGGAGAGTTGTATTTCCTGTCAAGAAAGATGGACTTATTGTAGATGCAGTTGGTCGGTCTGTGGGATTTCGTCTGCCCAAATGGAAACGATATGGAAATAGTGACTTGCCTTTCGCATATGGATGTGGTAAGGTGGCTGTAGTTGTTGAGGATTGTGTAAGTGCATCTGTTGTAGGCAATGGTGTTTATGTAGGGGTAGCTGTGTTGGGAACATCATTAAGCAATTCACACAAGAGATACCTATCACAATTCTCAACTGCTATCATAGCCTTAGACCCTGATGCAATGCCCAAAACACTAGCCTTTGCAAAAGAGTTACGAGGATATGTAAATGACGTAAAAGTATTGAGACTGAAAGATGATTTAAAATATGGAGAAGATGAAGACATAAACAACTTATATAAACTAACCCCAAAGGAGAACCAACATGGAACTAGCACTACTACGTAGCTTAATGAACAAAGACTTCTATGAAGACCATAGAGGTGCAAGGTGTCCTGATAGATTATTTAGCAAAGATGCTAGGACTATCAAGCACACGATAGATAATGCAATGAGAAAGTATGACAGGGATGTAACACCTGATGAACTTGAAGCTCTGTTTTTGTCTAGCAACCCTGCTATGACAACTGCACAGAAGCAAGGATACTCTGCATTGTTTAACGACATTAAAAAACAAAAGCCTATGGGAACAGATATAGCACAGGATGTGTTGTCCAAACTGTTCCAACAAGTTATTGGAGAAGACGTAGCTAATCTTGGCTTTGACTTTGTTAATGGTGTGCAGACAAGTATGAAACCTCTACGTGACTTATTAGAGAAGTATAATGATGACTTTACACCTGAGATGAAAATAGAATGGGATGATATTTCATTTGATACTTTAATAGCTAAACAGAGTCAGCAGACTAGGTGGTCATTTAATCTACCTGAGTTAGCTAGGAAGGTAGAAGGTGTCAATGGTGGTTATCTTGTTGAGGTGGGTGCAAGACCCAACACAGGTAAGACTAGCTTCCATGCATCTCTTCTTGTAGGAGATAATGGTTTTGCAAGACAAGGTGCTAAGTGTGTTGTCTTGTGTAATGAAGAGTCATATGACAGGGTAGGTTTTAGATATCTGACTGCATCCTCTAACATGGATAAGTATCAGATAAAAGATAACCCATCACAGGCAAGAGATAGGTACAAAGAAATATCTCCTAATCTAAAGATAAAAGATGTGACAGGCGAGGATATGTCTTGGGTAGAAAGTATGTGTAAGAGTGTTAATCCTGACGTAGTTGTGATTGACATGGGAGATAAGTTTGCACGTACTGCAGGTTATGCAAGACCTGATGAAGCACTCAAGGCAAATGCAATATATGCAAGACAGATTGCAAAACAATATAATTGTGTTATATTCTACATGTCACAACTCAATGCAGAAGCAGAGGGTAGACAGAGACTTAATCAGGCAATGATGGAAGGCTCACGTACAGGCAAGGCTGCTGAAGCAGACTTGATGATATTAATAGGACAACCTGCAAGTGTTGAAGGTATTGATGAAGAATCAACCATGAGACATTTGAATGTTGTTAAGAACAAAATTACAGGTTGGCATGGCATGATAAACTGCAACATCAACCCACACACAGCGAGGTATAGTGCATGAAATTAACATTAGACGTAGAAAATACAGTAACAAAAAGAGATGGCAGAATGCATCTCGACCCATACGAACCTACTAACAAGTTAGTTATGGTAGGATGTTTGACAGACATAGGCAACGAGTATCTGTTTAATATGGATACAGGTGGCACACAGCATATTGACATACAAGACTTGCTTGATAGAGCCACAATCCTTATAGGACATAACATAGCATATGACCTGATGTGGATGTGGGAATGTGGCTTCAAGTATGAAGGTCCTGTATTTGATACTATGCTTACAGAGTATATATTACAGAGAGGTATCAAAGAACCTTTGCACCTCAAAGATTGTGCAATGAGATATGACTTAGAAACTAAGAAAGAGTTATGCTACAGATGAAATACCTAGAGGAGAGTTAAGGCAGTATTTATCTGCAGACTTACACGCTACACAGCAGTTAGCTGATGAGCAGTATAAGAAACTCAACTCTACTAAGTATGCCCATCTTATGGATACAGTTTTGCTAACAAATAAAGTGTGTGTTACTCTAGCTAAGACACACAGAAATGGTTTTAAAGTGGATGAGACTATGTTAGAGTCTGTGAGAAAAGAGTTTGAGACAGAGAAGCAAGAGATTGAGAAGCGACTATCTTCACAAGTAAGAAATCTAATGGGAGATATGCCTATCAATCTTAATAGTCCTGAACAGATGTCATGGGTTATATATAGTAGAAAACCTAAAGACAAAGCTATGTGGGGGAATGAGTTTACTCCTCACATGGCTAATGATGATTTCAAAAGAGCAGTTAGAGAAAACTCTGACATTGTATATAAAACAAAAGCTGTTATGTGTAAGACGTGTAATGGCACAGGCAAGATAAGAAAGGTAAGAAAAAATGGTACACCTTACGCTAATACTAATAATTGTATTCATTGCAATACTCAGGGATATATCTTCAATCCCACTACCTCACTAGCAGGACTGAAGTTTAATGCACCAAATGCTAAGTGGGTATCTGCAAATGGGTTTGGTGTATCCAAAGGTAATCTAGATGTATTACAAGGCATGGCAAATAGAGCAGGTATGAAACAAGCTAGTGACTTCTTACAAGACCTCAAGAGATTGTCTGCACTAGATACATACCTATCTTCTTTTGTTGAAGGTATCAAGACACACGTAAAGTCTGATGGTATGTTACACGTAAGACTATTGCAACATAGAACTGCAACAGGCAGATTTAGTGGAGCAGACCCTAATATGCAGAATATGCCTAGAGGTGGCACGTTTCCTGTTAAGAAGGTGTTTGTGTCACGTTGGGAAGGTGGTAAGATTTTGGAAGCTGACTTTGCACAGTTAGAGTTTAGAACTGCTGCCTATTTATCACAAGATAAGGTGGCTATGAATGAGATTAAAACAGGATTTGACGTACATTCTTATACTGCTAAAGTTATATCAGCTTCAGGTCAAAGTACGACTAGGCAAGATGCTAAAGCACATACCTTTGCTCCGTTGTATGGTGCGACAGGGTTTGGTAGAACAAAAGCAGAAGCAAAATACTACCAAGACTTTACCAAAAAGTACAAAGGAATCGCATCATGGCATTCCAGATTGGCTAAAGAAGCTCTAGAAAAGAGAAGTATTACAACCCCATCAGGAAGAGAGTTTAGTTTTCCTGATGTACAAAGAAGAATGAATGGTTCTGTATCTCACTTTACACAGATAAAGAATTATCCTGTGCAGAGTTTTGCAACTGCAGATATAGTTCCATTAGTTCTTACACACATAGAAGACAGGTTAAAAATATTACAGTCTTGTATCGTGAATACAGTACATGATTCTATTGTGATTGATGTACACCCTGATGAGATTAACAAAGTTATTTTCATCTTAAATTCTATTAATGAAGACATGAATACTATTATAAATCAACAGTTTAGAATAGACTTCAATGTGCCTTTATTATTAGAAGCAAAAATAGGTGATAATTGGCTTGACACTAAAGACGTTAGCTGATATAACTATGAAACATTTTAACTTTCTGAAAGGAGAATATATATGACAGAAGCAAACTTAGTAACCATAGATACTAACAATTATGACTCTATGGCAAAGGCTATGGGAATAGCAAATGAAACTAATGTGGTAGAAAAGAAAGCACCACAACTACCTAGATTTAGAATCAATCATGCACCTATTATAGATGAAGATGAGATTCTAGTTAAGGGTGGTACTTACAAACTAGACATCCCTGAAGGTCAGATATTGTATGGCAAGACTGCCACTATTAGACCTTTCATGCAGAGATATATGTACAAAAGATTTGTAAAAAATATGTCTGCAAAAGTAGGAGAACCTATGGGTACTTATCATAAGACTGTTATGGCTGACACTCTTAATAAAGACCTGAAGGATAATCAAGGTGGATTCAACTGTGGTAAACCTGCAGGTTGGATACAAGACTTTGATGCTCTGCCTGATAAAACTAAAGACCTTATCAAGCAGATTAAACGTGTACGTGTGGTGTTTGGATTAGTAGATTTACATAATGCTACAGATGCGAGAGGTAATGATGTTGCTTTTGAAACTACCCCTTTTATATGGGAGATAGATAATAGAGAAGCATTTAAGACTGTTGGTGCTAATTTTACTAAACTAGCAAAGCAAAAGTGTTTACCTGTTCAGCATACTATAGCTTTAGATACTGAATCTAGAAAGTTACCAAATGGTAGTGTATTCTATTTACCTACTAGCACGTTGAACTTGTCGGAGAAGATAGACCTGTCAGAAAAAGACCAAGTTATGTTTGGAGACTTCTTAGCTTGGGTAGAGAACTATAATCAGTATATAGTTTCTGAGTGGAACGAACAGGCTTCTCAAAACTCCATTGATGAAGATATGTCTACTGCAGTAAGCGATATAGTAGATGCAGAAGATAACTTCATAGAAGTGGAAAACGCATAGTGCTAAGTAACAATCCTTTCGCAGTACATGGTATCAACTACTTGTCACCTAGTAGCATAAACACATACATTAATGATAATGCTTTGTGGGTTGCTAGGTATTTGTTTGGTGTTAAATCATCTAGTGGTGCTAGTGCTGTGAGAGGTATTGCTACTGAAGCTACTTTAGCAGACAAGTACGAAAAGAAAACCTTTGACTTTAAGTATTTAGATATGCACTTCATGTCTCTGTGTGTTGAATCAGGTGTTGATTTAGGGGATGCGAAGACAGCTAAAGAAAAGAAGTTGTTGGAAGGTTTTGGTAAAGTCATTGATGAGAACTTTAACTATGACAATCTTGAAGCATACCAAGAAAAAGTTTCAGTTCAACTTGATACTTTACCTGTACCTATCATAGGATATATTGACTTCCGATTTGCTGATAAGATAGTTGACTTGAAGACAACCACGAGGATGCCTACAAGACCGACTGAAGCACAGAAACGACAGATGGCATTATATTCTATGGCATATCCCAAGAAAAGTGTAGACCTGTTCTTTGCAAGTCCTAAAGAACATAAGATATTTACACTTAAAAACTTATCTGTGTACAAAAAACAACTTGAGAAAGTAGCTTTGGGTATACAAAAGTTTTTGTCTGTCAGTAATGATAAGCATGAGATAGCTTCTCTTACGTATCCCAACCTAGACTCTTGGTTGTGGACAGGTATGAAAGAAGAAGCAAGTAAAATATGGAGTTTAAAATAATGACTGATATTAAAAAGATAGAAGACCTGCAAAAGGATATTGAGACTATGGAAAAAGAGTTAGCTGAAGCGAAGAAAACCCTTCGTGATATGAGAACTAAGGG